TCTGTTGAGCAGATTGTCCCAAATTAAGTACGTTGACATTACTATCTGGATCCTGAGATATTAAATCTGCCCTTGTCGAATTATCAGTTTGTATTGGTTCAATTAATCCTAATTCTATCGCCTCTCTCTCACCTACCATGTCTTCTGCTGTTAACTTTGCTAATTTATCATCAGTTTTTTTCTTACCAAAACCAAACATTGATTTGATACCACTAAAGAGTGATTTCATTCCTTCAGAACCTATAAATCCACCAATTATACTACCTATTATACCACCAGGCACTGCTCCTATTCCACCAACTAAGGCTCCTAAAGACGCACCTATGGCACCACCTATTTTTGCACCTGCTACAAATCCTGCTGCACCTGCAATCGCCCTATCTAGATCCTCTCCAAAAATTAAAAAATCAATTAAGAATGATCCTAAAAAACCACCCTTTCCCTTTAACGGAGCAGCGATCTTTTGCAACAACGATCTAAATGTGCCCTTCGCAGCAGTTTTCACTCCGCTTTCTGTAACTTCAGCACCAACTTTTTTTGCAAATGGATTCTTAAATATATTTTTAAAGAATCCCTTACCCTTTGATGCTTTTTTTGTTGTATCACCTGTAATCTCTAAAACCTCTTTGCCATTTACAGATTTTCTAACTATTTTTGATTCAGAGGGATCTAATATTTCTCCTAATGTTTTACCTCCTCCAGCAACAGTTGCAGTAGCAACTCCACCACCTATTAAATTCCTTAAAAAATTAACTGGTACAGAACCCAAATTAAGTAATAAAGGTATGAGAGGATTAAATTTTCTTACTGCTACTGCAAATAATCTTCCAGCAGCACCAAAAGTACCTCTGATCAAAGGACCAAATGCAACTCTTGCAGCGTTTGTCGCAAATGATGTTATCAATCTTAAAGTATTGCCAATACCTATACTAATAGCTGTTATTGTTGCTCCAAGTCCAACAAGACCAGCGGTGAATATGATCTTTAATTTTTTTATCTTCTCACTATTGCCTTCTGCAAACGCTTGTAAAAGATCAATACCTACATTTGTTAACCATCCTCCAGCTAATATTAAGAAGAAATTCTGTAAAGAAAATAATGTTTTTTGTGTTTTAGCAGCGATACCCTGTAAAGGTTTTTGTAAAGAAGATTGTATTTTCTTTTCTAAGGCACTCTCCTTACCCTCTCTTAGTCCCTGCTCTGCTAATATAGCTTCTCTTCTTTGTTTTTCTGCCTCTCTTTGTTTTTCTATCGTATCACTTATTGATAAATTCTCCTTTATTCCCTCAAGTGAAAAATTTAGTGATGTTACAGTTTTTGTTATTCCCTCTAATTGCGATGATATATTATTCAGACTTAATTGGTTCTGTAAAAGTAAGTTATTAGTTTGATTATCTGTCTCTGCTGGTTGAGGACGAGACATTGGATTAAAGACACTAGAAGATATACTTCTTCTAATACCTCGAAGACTTCCTGCTATTGGCGATTGTAGAGTCTGTTCCTCATCCATTTCTTTCTTGCTGTGCCTTTAAGTTTTCCTCTTCGATAAATTGCTGGAGAAGTGAAATATATATTTCTCTTTCCCAAGGTATCATATTCTCTAGTTCAGTCAAACTATATTTATGATGCTGCATCAAAGCAAAATTCAATTTGTAGTATGACACTAGGTCTTCATGTGCCATACTTACCCGAAAAAATTCTGTAAGCCCTCTAACACAACTTCATTTTCTACACCAGTATTTGGATTTTTAACTTTCACCTTATGAGATAATTTTGGCATTGTATTAAAGAATTGTTCAATTTCTTTAAATTGTCCAGAATTAAGTTGTTCTAAAAATTCAGATAACTCTTTCTTTGTACAATCCTCTTGTGTCCAAGATTCTTCTTCTGAATACACTTGGTCAATACAAGATGCTATCAAATCAAAAGTATCATCAACTTCCATTTTATCCATTGAAAAATTACTTTTGATAAATTCATCCAATGATGGGTATCTCATTTTAAGAGTGTAAGTATCATCTAATTTTATATCACTTTTATGATTCTTAGATTTTGTGACCTTTATTGAATCAATATTAATCGACATTGGCACTTGTGTCTTCCCATCATCAGGGCAAGTTACCATCACTTCAATTTGCTCACCAACTGATTTACCTCTTACATTTAAGAAAAGATATTCAATATCAAAAGTAGATAACTTTTCAACCTTTGTCCCCTTTGTCAAAATACATGAAGCCAAGATTTGTTTTATTGCTGTAGCAATTTGTTTTTGATCTTGAGATTCTAATGCAATAATTAAAATTTTTTCTTCTTTTACAAGAAATGGTCTATATTTAATTTTTCTCCCCGATGAAGGAAGAACCAACTCATAAGTTGGGGTCGAAATTTTTGGTAAAGGCATAATATGCTAAACACTTCAGTGCCATTATTTATAGGGGTTATACAAATGGGATTTCGCCATTACCTCCACCACCAATTTGCTGACCAAATCCTAAACCATTACCACTTAAAGTGCTTACGGGATATGAAGCTGAACCAAGATATTGATTTTGTTGATTTGCATTCTTATTATCAGTTACGTTACCACTATTAAATACAGCACTTAATTGACTATCTGATACAGAAAATCCGTCTCTAGCAGGATTGAATCTACCAAATATTTCATTGAATGCAGTTCTTAATGCTCTTGTCAATGAATTAGATTCACCACAAATGTATCTGTCAAAACTAAAGGTTGCCGATGCTTTTAGAACCTGTGAACCTTGATATTGGACTTTCGTAGAATTAAGGGATAGAGGAAATAATCCAATAAATCTATATTCTAAGAATCTATTATAATCTCTCTCAAACTTTACAATGCGAGTCTCATTTGATTTATAATCAGACGGATAATTTAATTTGAAGTGATAAGTATCTCTTGAGGGATCATCAATAGCACCAGTAATATATTCCATCCAATGTTCAATAAATTTCATTGATTTATAACTATTATCTACATAAAATTGTAAATTTATCTGTGTGAAATTTCTTGTATGAGCAAATTTCTCTATCACACCTTGAAAATCTCCACGAGAATCAACAGATGCTAAAGCACTACCAGGTAAAACAGCATCAGTACATAGTAAACCAATGTCATCTGCTATGAATCGATCATTCACTCCCTTTCTTCTTAGGTATCCTCTAAGATCACTAGCAGGTAATGCAAACTTAACAAGATACTGTGAAGTTTGTGCTACATTTTGTATTCTTGGTAATATATCCGATATCGGTCTTGGTCTTGGTGCTGGCACTCTAAATAAAATTACGTATCATATGTATTTAGATGTCTTATAAGGGAAAATACTATCCCTCTTATCCCAGAAAATATAAAGGTGATCCAACTAACATCATCTATCGATCATTATGGGAAAGAAAGTTTATGGTATATTGCGATAAAAATGATAATATTCTTGAATGGGCAAGTGAAGAAATTGCAATCCCATATCGCTCACCAGTTGACAATCGTGTGCATCGATACTTTCCAGATTTTTATATGAAAGTCAAGGAGAGAGGTGGAAAAATAAAAAGATATGTGATTGAGGTGAAACCAGCGAAGCAAACAAAACCACCAGTGAAACCAAAAAGACAGACGAAAGGATATATCCGTGAAGCATATGAATATGCAAAGAACCAAGCAAAATGGAAGATGGCACGGGAGTTCTGTGCTGATCGTCAATGGGAGTTCAAAGTAGTTACAGAAAAAGAGTTAGGAATATGAGTCGTATCGACCCCATCATGAAAAATCTAGTCGGGAATGAAAATCCTGATGATTTAGCAACAGATATATTAGGAGTATTAACAGAAGGTAGTAATATACCAGAGGAGGGAAACTATTATGTTTTTGTATATCGTGCAAAAACACCAGGTATAAGATATGATCTACATCCATTAGTTGCAGTGACTGATGTATTTCAATGGGGATTCAAGGGTCTTAACTTTCATTGGGGTGAAATGAGACAATATACATTTGCTGAAATAGTTGGAGGACTATACCAAGTAGATGAAATGGAGTTACGTGACTTAAGAACAATTCCTTTTGGAAGAATTGTACTAAATAGTTGATACAAGATAAAAAGGTCGATGACATCAAGAACTGGAAATTATAATGATAGGAGAAAATGGAGAGGTGGAGGTCCAAGAAATAAGTATGGTCAGAATATAAAAGTAAAAGGAACAACAGTCGAAAGAAAAGACGCAGATACTGGGACAAGTTTTGGTGATGCTGTTGAAGCAAATACTTCTAAAAAAACACCAAAAAAAGGGAGAGCAAGGTCACATACTGACATACCAGGTGTTCCCTTTAAAATGGGATACCCTGTAGCAAGAGGACCAGGAGATGATACTGGTGATTATCTATTAATTAAATGCGTAAGTTACGTACCACCAAAAACAGGTCTTGTTTCTCAAAGAGAAAAAGTCTATGCAAAAAGAGATGGTACATTTCAAAAGAAAGAATTTAAAGCAGGAGATAAACTTACTGCAACAGATAGTAGAGGCACATATGATATTACTCAACCCATAAAAGGAACAATTAGATTAAAAAATCAAGGAGCAACAGGTGCAATAAAAGAATCTGGTGCTAAACCTGTATTTTATATTCAACTTCCAATCCCCCAAGACGTAAATGATTCCAATGTTGTGACTTGGGGTGATGATTCAATGAATATATTCCAACTCGCTGGAGTTGCAGCAGCATCATCAGTAATGAAAAATCCCATTCAATCATTTAACGCAGCTAAAGAACTATTTTCTGCGGATGCATTCAAGAATGTGACCATTGATGAAGTTGCACAAGATTCAATCAATGCTGCTATTGCAGGTAAAGCAATTGATGCTTTGGGAGGTAACATAAGACCAAATAGTGTTTTGGGAAGATCAACTGGTGTTATACTAAATTCTAACCTTGAATTATTATTTGGAGGAGTTAATCTAAGAACGTTTCCCTTTAATATTAATTTTTCTCCAAGATCTGAAGAAGAAAGTGCTATGGTTTTAAGTATTATCAAAGCACTTAAAAGTGCTATGGCAGCAAAGAAGAATGCAGATGTTGGGGGTCAGGGTGGTGTATTTTTAAGAGCACCAGATGTCTTTCAGTTACGATACATGAGTAGGGGGAGAGATCATCCATTTCTTAATAGTATAAAAGATTGTGCTTTAACAGGTATGAATGTAAATTATACAAACTCTGGAACATATGCTACATATGGTGATAGCACCCCAGTTAGCATACAAATGAGTCTTACATTTAAGGAGTTAAATCCTATTTACTTCGAGGATTATCAAAATCCTTTACCAGGAGTTGGATTCTAATGGGATATTTTAGAGAATTACCTGATATATTTTATCAGTCACCCTTACCACATAAAAAATCTACTACAGATTACATAGCGATTAAAAATATATTTCGTCGCACTAAATTATTTGATTATCTGAATGATAACGTGTCACTATTCAACAAATATGTAATAGAAGATGGTGAAAGACCCGATACAATCGCAGAATTTTTATATAAAAATTCTGAATTAGATTATGTTGTAATATTAGTCGCTGGTATCACAAATATAAATCATCAGTGGCCGATACAAGATTTTCAAGTTTATGATGCAGCACTTGCAAAGTATGGTACCGAAACAAAAATGAACGAAATTCATCATTATGAAACTTATGAAATATTAGATAGTGAAAATCGTCAAATACTTCCACCAAATTTAATTGTAGATAAAGATTTCAAGATAGATGGGAGTGCATTACGTTTTGGAGGGAATCGCTTCAATGTGATTAGTCAGTCAGGAAATATACAATTAGATGATAAAAACCAATATTCAGTATTAACTGATAATATCGCATATCCTGTAACAAATCTCGAAAATGAAGTAATTGAAAATGATAAGTTAAGAAAGATAGATGTTCTTCGTAAAAATTATGTACAAACTTTTGTAAATGATTTTAGAGATGTAATAAAATATAGTAAAAGTTCTAGATATATTTCTGGTTCAATCATATCAACTGAACCTACTAATATAATTCCATAAAAAAAAGGGGGTCGTTTGACCCCCATGTAATTATTCTTCCGCTAGTTTTTGGAAGTACGATAATGCATCGTCATCGTCATCTTCGTTAACTGAAGATGGTGTTGTTGATACAGCAGCGGTAACTAACTCCTCTGCAGCACCACGATCATTATCTTCATCAGCAACCTCAAATGATGGAGTTGCTGTCTTCTTGTTGCCAAGAACATAATCTAAGCGAGTCTTTAACTCTTCATAAGTCTTGAACTGGTCATTCGCAACAATCTCAGCAAGAGA